TATTTTTTGCAAAATCTTTGAACGACTCTAACGCACTCTCTCCTTCCATTAAAGCATCAACAAAATCTTTAGTAAAAGCAGCAGAAGTGTCCATTAAGACTTCTTGCAAAACAGTATTCATTTCTATTAATGCACCGGATTCTTCGGTTACAGCTTGTAATCCGCTAGTAGCAGCAGCAAAATCCTGTTCCAATTCTTCGGTGGTTTTTACATCCCCACTTTTTTCAGTTCTCTTTGGCTTTACTTTATCCCAAATCTTCCCCAAGCCATAGGGGTCTGCATCTGAATCCATTCCTGCTTCCCACGGGGCAGTAAATCTATCAGGCAACCAGTCCCATGCTTTTTGTCCCCACTCTTTAACCTTTTTAAATCCATCTACTATGCCTTGAAGTACAGCTTCTAGCGTTTCAAATACACCTACAATAATATTTACAGCTACTGCGAATGTTCCCCCAAGAAAATCCGCTAACAAACTTCCTTCGTTCAGTCCATCTTTCATTTTAATAGCCGCATCACCCAGAGCTCTAGATAATCCTGCTTCTCCTACCTTATTTGCAGCTGTAGCTGTAGCATCGCCTAAATTGGAAAAGGCACCAGTTAGTGTATCAGCCCTTTTCGCTATAGCCCCTGCAAACCTTTCCCTTCCTAATTCTTGTATAAATTCGGCTATGGCTTCTCTGGAATTATCTATTTTTTTAGGAACACCATCAAAAATAGTTGTTATTTCGTCTCCTTCTTTTCTTAATACAATAGCGAACTTCTTCATCGTATCAAATTCGCCAGTTCCAGCTTTGAAGATTGCGTCTGCCATATCAAAAAATGAAGTATTGTTAGCTGCAGCCACATTACCTATTTCTGTTAATTTTTTTATGGTTGGGGTAACACCTGCTTGAATTAATTTAATAAAACCTGCGGTTACATCTTCTAATTGGAAGGTTGTTGTTGCGGTAAATCTTTCAATTATTTGGAATCCTGCATCTGCAGCTTTCGTGCTCTGTGTTACTGCTATTAGGGTCGCCCTTAAATCCTCAAATGTTCGTGAAGTATCTACTACTTTTTTGCCCATTTTTCCTACACCAGCTATTACGGCTACCCCAAATATTCCCTTCATACCTCTTGCTAGGGTTGTGGTTTGTTTATTAGTTTTATCAAGAGCCTTATTAACCTTTTTCATCTCCTTACGAAGTTGATCGGTTTCTGCTTTTATTTCTATTACTAATTGGTCTATTGTTGCCATTATTCAATCTCGTCAGGATAAAGTTCTGTTAATTCTTTTAATTCATCTTCACTTAGAGGTGTTGTGTCATCGCCTGTAGTATTAAATTCTCTAAAGCCCTCAATGGCTATAAATACTTCTTTGAGTGAGCTATTCCAAAAGGCATCACTGCTCATGCCTATCATTCCCATACAAACTGCCATTAGACGCCTATAAGGTAATTCTTCTAATCCACCTGTTCGCTTTCTAGCTTTTTTTTTGAATCCTCTGATTCATCCTGTTCTTCAACCAGGAGGGTTTGTGTTAATAAAGTGGCGACAGATTTAGTGGCTTCAACAATACCTACTTTAGATATAATATTTCCCACTTTTTTTTCATCAAAATCATTTCCCCCACCACGAAGTGCGTGGGTCAATACAGACAAGGTATCAGTTATACCAATATCCCCTTCTGACATTTTTTGAGCTAATTTTATAATGCCACAACCAACCTTTTGCTCTATTTGTACTAGAGCATCTATAGTTAATCTAGCCTTATAGGTTTCTTTACCTATCTGTAGGTCAAATTGACTCTTTAACGGATTTGCCATTTGACTTCTCCTTATTATTCGTTCCCTTTGGAACTATGGTTATTAATAATTGTTCCTCTCTGTCGTCTAATTCGGCAGATAGAACATGGCAAGGAGTTCCATTTAAGACAAGTTTGTCCTCTACTTTAAAATCTGGAACTGTTGTAATAACATCTCCTTGTTTTAATGCAGATATAGCCTTCTTACCTGAACCTATTTTTACTTCTTCCCAACTCATATCAATTACTTATTACACAGTTGCGAATGTAATAGTACCAGCTGATTCAAAAGACATTGAATAAGTAACTTCGCCATTATATTCACCTGCATATTCCAAGCTTGAAACTTGAAATGCCCCTGTGAATGTACCGAAGTCTGGGACTAAAAATTGGTAATTGTTTTGGGTATCAGCTAAAGCATTAGTCTTTACAGTAGTTTCTGAAGCTACATCTGTAAAAACACCACTTCCTGATACTGTTATTGATTGAACACCTGCTGCGGCTAATAAAGTTCTCTTATTTGAGCTATCTTTATTAGTAATATCAACAGATTCATTATTAACAGAAAGACTTGTTGACCTTAAACCCCCTATTGTAGTGAAAGTTTCTGGGGAACCACCATTACCGACTTTCATTAATAACGCACTACCTTTTTGTGCTGCCATTCTTTACTCCTAAATTATGAGGAAAGTAGTTATTTTTCCTCTGTATTTAATAAAGCCATCTAGCTACCTAATAAAATTGCACGAAATCGTATAACTCCGTGCCTAGTAATCCCATCTGGGTCTCTTAACAGGTCACTAAAATCAAATCTAAGATTAATTAAATTAGCACCTGTTACACTTAGACTATAATCATGCAATAAATCATGCAATCTGTCTAGAATGTTCTTTGTTTCTTTTGTTCCCCTGTATTGAGACCACACATGAAGCGTCATGGTTTGCTCACTACCATCTACATCATTCGTTGAATAATCTAGTGCAGTTGTTTCTCCTATAGAGACATAAGGAAAACTAGAGCCCTCTGGGACCTCATCATATACCGAAGCCCCATAGGTACTAGTTAATGTAGAATCGTTGTTTAGACGAGTGTATATGGCTTCCTGTAGGGCGAATTGTTTAATTGTCATCTTGTTTTTCTTAATAATCCTGCTTTTTTAAACTTTTGTACAATTTGCCTTCTATTACTTTCTAGGGAAGGAAACATAAATGGCCTTGCCTGCATGTATGTTGTTCCATATTCTAAATGTTTACTATATTCTGCCGATGAAGTAACTTCTCCTAAAAATGGTTGCACTATCATAGAAATTTTTGATACTAAATTACCTGTATCAGTTGCAGGGTATTCTCCTGGAGCAGAAGCCTTATGTGTTACTGTTCTTCTAGTATATGTTCTTCCTGTTTTGGGTGGCCCCTGTATTCCTTCCACTACAGTTTTTCTTACATCCATTGTTGCTGTAGCTATTAAGCTTTGAATATCCTTCTTCGCCACCTTTTCTCTGCGTTTCAGTCTGTGTCTTACATCTAAATAATTGGTTTTTATTTTAACTGTCATTAGGTTGCTGCCCCCTCTGTACAATTTAATTCCAAAAACCTATCTCTTTCGTCTGGATTTATTATCCCCATTATATTGAATATGCGTGTTCCAAATTTAATTCGGTAATTCGTGCCTATGTCTGTTCTGTGCCTAATAATAACTTTGTGCGTAACTTCCTCTGTTTCTTGACCGTGTTTATATTTATAGGAAGCATTAACAGGTTGTATATCTGCAAATACTTCTTTTAATGTTCCCCAAGCTATACTTCTCCCACCGCCAGTATCAACAGTTGCAGTAGGGCTTTGTATCGTTACCCTATGTCTCATTCTGCCTATACTTGTAACCATTTTATAATCCCATGAATTTACCCATGCCAAAACCTGCGGTTAAAACATATAACCCCCAAATCATAGCTTCTAATTTGGTAAAGCGTGTATTACCTTTTTCTAAACGAACTTGTAAGCCTTTTAATTCTTTCTCTATATATTTATAACGCAACGCACATTCTTTTTCATGTGTCTCAACCTTTTGTAGAGCTCGTTCTGACATTACCCAAAGGACATTAATTGACTGGACCCTAATCCGCTATGGATTCTATAAGGTGCATACAGGGTTTGTAACATTGGTGGCATGCTATTGATGGGGGAATACATGTCTCCTCTGTGCTCATATAAATAAGCTATATGTTGCAATATTCCTAATCTGATAGGTTCAGGAATACTATAAGGAGAGGAGTGTCCTGCAACATAAGTTACTACAATACTATTCGCTACTCTTAATGCAGTAGGAAAAGTCTCCCCTGTACGCAAAACTATTCTTGCAGGCTCCCTAGAGGTATCTACATAATACTTTGAGGAAGCAAATGTGGTCCCTGTGTCAGCATCATCATAAGTTATAAGGCTAGTTACACTGGTTACTGGTGGTTTAGGCAAGACTATATAATCTTTATGGAAATTCATATATGGCCCAGTTTTAATTCCTTCCCATAAAGGATCATCTTTATCTGAATAAGTATCTAGATTTAGGATTAAAGTCTGGCTCATTAAAGAACGACTTAAATATTCTTCAGCATATCTCCTTGCTGCTTCCACTATAGGTCGTAGATTGCGTTCATCTACACTATCTTCTAACCGCAAGTATTCTTTTACCTCTTGCAAGGTTACTGGTT